GGATTCACCGTCCCAATGCCGACGTTACCATCGTGTCTTATGCGCATTTTTTCGCTATTTTTGACCCCGAGTGCTATGAGTTGTGAATTCGCGTCGGTCGCCGAGCCCAGAACGTTGATGAACGATGCGTTCGACACGCCCGCTCTCACGGCAGCGCCGACGTAGGCATTGTCAAGATCGCTATCGTTCGCTAAGAATGTAAGTTGTGCCGCGCTCTTCACGTAGAGATCTTGGTTTTCGTCCGTGCCCGCGGCGCCACCCAAACGAATGTGTCCGTCCACGTGCAAACCGGACACGCCGACGTCGGAGGACAGTGGCGCGATGCCGACGCCCGCCATGCCGGTCGTGACGAACGCGGTGGACGTGTTCGCGAATTGCACGGTGAGCGAGGTGGAGTTCCCGACGCCGGTCACCTGTTGCAGCGAGTACGCGGGGGTGATTTCGATCGACCCGAGGGTCATTTTGTGTGCCGAGACGTTGCCTTCCACGGTCAACACGTTACTCCCCAACTCTTCGACGTAGAGGTTCGCGCCCACGGACAAGTCGTGAACGGGTGCGGTGTTTAAGATGCCCACGGCACCCGTCGTCACGAGGCTGGTGACGGAATCCCTGAATTCCACCGTGTTGCTCGTGACGTTTCCGTTGATGATGATTTCTTCAAAGTTCGCGGCGATGCCATCCAATTGCGAACCATCGCCGATGAAGGACGTGGCGGTGATGTTTCCGGCGACGACGACGTTGGAGTCGACGATGAGACCCGTGGTGACGTTCGAGAGCGTCACGGTGCGATCGGTGGATGAGCCGTACGTGGTCACGGATTGGAGATCGGAGACGATGTTCGACAACAAACCTCCATCGGCGCGGATGAAGTTACATTCGACATCTCCGAAGACGTTCATGGTGACGTTGTTGGCGGAATCGATTTCCATGACCGTGTCGTTCCCACCCTTGAACGTGTGCCCGATGCGCAGCTCGCTCGTCGTCTCATCGTAATACACAGCCACGTTCGGGGTGTTTGCCTGACGAGACAACAACAAACCGACGTTCGACAGTCCGGTATTGTTCGCCCCGAATGCGGTGATACCGTCCTCGATGGTCAAACGCTTGACCTGGAGATTTCCTGGAATCTCCACGTCACCGGCGAATGACTGGATATTCGTCGTCATGTTCTATACTAGTAGGAGAAATATTTGACCGCACTTCCCGCCTCGGTAATTTCAGTCACCCCCGCGGAAGGGTGACTGGACAGGAGTTCGACGTGAATGTCGTAATCGTAATTCGTGAGTCCGGTCTGTTCGGGTTCCCAGATGATTTGCGTGGGCGTGGTCACGACTTCGTGATTCCATGGGTAGCTGGTCGCCACGCCGAACTTGTTCACCTTCCCGGCGATGATATTGTGCGCGGAGGTGCCGTTCTTCGACCCACCACAACAGTCGATCTGTAAGGTGCTCACCTCGTCGTCGTCGTGTATCAGATGCGCGGTGATTTTTGCACTGAAGACGTTCGTGCTGAAGGTGACGCCGACGTTGGAGAACGTCATGCTTCCCGTGTGCGCGTATTGTTTGCTGGCGACTGAATTTTTGTTCACGACTAAACCTTCTTCGATGAAAACGTTGGAGGTGAAACTGAGCGTCGACCCTTCGCCGTAAAAGGCACCGGCTTGAACGTTCGACGTCGCCACGAGACCCGTGGTGGCGTTCGTGAATTGCACGACATTACTCGTGACGTTTCCTGTGTCGACCACTTGCGTCAGGGTCTGTAATTTCGTGAGGAGGTTGGTCGGGGCGATTTTTTTCATGTCGTTGTCAGTTTGGTTCACGTACACGTGAGTCAACTGACCGTTCGACGTCACGACGTTCGCGTTGGGTATGTCGTTCGAACGACCGATGCCCGTCACGAACACGACGCCGTTACTGCCATGTGCTCTGACACAGATGCCAACGTTTTGAATTTGATCGACACCGATCGTGCTGTACGGTTTCACGTTCGAGAGTCCACCTGCGACGACGTTGGACACGAAGACGGTCCCACCCTCTTGGAATCCAAACGTGTTCAATCCGTTCACTTTCCCATACGTGATCGCGTACCCTTCGGTACCCGAGGCGATCGCGTCGCGCGCGATGCCTATCGCGGGCATCGTCGCACTCGAATCCGCTTTCGCGAGCGCGACGTTCGCCACGTTGGTGTTGTGCGAGTCGAAAAAGTACAACACCTTTCCCTTGTCGATTTCACTGCCCGTGCCGTTGTACACCTTGATGAACATGTTATCCGAATTTTCGTTCACCCACTGACCGTTCCCGGCGTCATATCTCAGCTGTTGCTGATCGACGAGCTCGGCGGTCGTGATGGTGACGTTATTCAGTTGATTGATGTTCATGACCACGTTCGAGGTGAGATCGGTGATGAACGCGGTCGTGGCGTTCATGAATTCGACGACGTTCGACGTGGTGTTGCCTTCGATGATGACCGATTCGAAATCGGTTCGTATGTTGCTCAAGAGACCGCCGTCCCCGTAATACACGAGCGCGTTCGCCGACCCGTTGACGTCCAAGACGTTGGAGCCCGTGACACTCGGTCGTCCGATGGAGATCGCGTCGACGACGACGTTCCCGTCCACCGTGAGCGTGTCGGAGTTGAAAATGAGCGTCGAGCTATCCGTGAGTTGTTTGTCGGCGCCGACGAACACCACGCGAGTGGTGGTGAGATCGGACACGACGAGGTTGTTGCTCACCGTGACGTTGCTCGAGAACGTCGGGTCGAGTATGTTCGCCTTCAGGTCGACGTTGGAGTTGATGAAGGCGACGTTGGATGCGATGTCCGCTCGAAGGTCGGAGACATTACTGGTTATGTTTTGGTTCAAGATCAATACGTTACTCTGGAGATCCGTTCGAAGGTCGGACACGTTGCTCGCGATGTTTTGATTCAGAATGGTCACGTTCGACTGGAGATCCGTTCGAAGGTCGGACACGTTGCTCGCGATGTTTTGGTTCAAGATGGTGACGTTACTCTGGAGATCGGTTCGAAGGTCGGAGACGTTGCTCGCGATATTTTGGTTCAAAATGGACACGTTCGACTGGAGATCCGTTCGAAGGTCGGACACGTTCGACGCGATGTTTTGGTTCAAGATGGTCACGTTCGACTGGAGATCGGTTCGAAGGTCAGACACGTTGCTCGCGATGTTTTGGTTCAAGATGGACACGTTACTCTGGAGATCGGTTCGGAGGTCAGACACGTTGCTCGCGATGTTTTGGTTCAAGATGGTGACGTTACTCTGAAGGTCGGTTCGAAGGTCAGACACGTTGCTCGCGATGTTTTGGTTCAAGATGGTGACGTTCGACTGGAGATCGGTTCGAAGGTCGGACACGTTTGACGCGATGTTTTGGTTCAGAATGCTCACATTCGACTGTAAGATCGCGAGGTTTGCGACGTTTGTCAGGTATTGTCCATCCCCCAGGAACATCGATGCCGCGACCGATCCGGTGACGTCGATCACGTTGGACGCGATGTCGGAGATGGCGATGTTCGCCCCGACATCTATCGAGGTGTCCACTTCGAGTGTTCCGTACACGTGCACGGTCAACGCATTCGACGCATCCGGGACCAGATCCGTGGACGAAGGGTCGGATAACGTGTGACCGAGCATCAACTCGGATTCATCCCCCCGATACCCGACGGCGACGCTGGTGCTCGGTCGGCTCATGATCCACCCCAAATCCAAGGTGTCCGACGTGTTGTTGTTCCCAATCTCAATGAGGGCGTCGTTGACGATCGTGTTGACCGTGCTCAACTGCACGACCGCACCCTCGACCGTGAGATTACCAGACACGGACACGTCACCGTCCACCGTGAGCGTGCTCGACTCGAAGGTCAGCGCCGCGGCGTCCGTGAGTTGTTTGTCTGCGCCGACGAACACCACGCGAGTCGAGGTCAGATCGCTCATGATGAGATTATTGCTCACGGTGATGTTACTCGAGAACGTCGGATCGAGAATGTCCGCTTTCAGATCGACGTTGGAGTTGATGATGGACACGTTGGACGCGATGTCCACGCGGATATCGGCGACGTTGCTCGCGATGTTTTGATTCAGGATGGTCACGTTGGACTGTAGGTCGCTTCGAAGGTCGGAGACGTTGCTCGCGATGTTTTGGTTCAAGATGGTGACGTTGGACTGTAGATCGCTTCGAAGGTCCGACACGTTACTCGCGATGTTTTGATTGAGAATGCTCACGTTGCTCTGGAGATCCGTTCGAAGGATGGACACGTTGGACTGTAAGTCGCTTCGAAGGTCGGACACGTTACTCGCGATGTTTTGATTCAGGATGGTGACGTTACTCTGGAGATCGCTTCGCACGTCCGACACATTACTCGCGATGTTCTGGTTCAAGATCGTCACGTTGGATTGCAGGTCGCTTCGCACGTCCGACACGTTACTGGCGATGTTCTGGTTCAGAATGGTCACGTTACTCTGGAGATCCGTTCGGAGAATGGTCACGTTGGACTGTAGGTCGCTTCGAAGGTCGGAGACGTTGCTCGCGATGTTCTGGTTCAGGATGGTGACGTTGGACTGTAAGTCGCTTCGCACGTCGGAGACGTTACTCGCGATGTTTTGATTGAGAATGCTCACGTTACTCTGGAGATCCGTTCGAAGAATGGAGACGTTGGACTGCAGATCGCTTCGCACGTCCGACACGTTACTCGCGATGTTTTGGTTCAAGATGGTGACGTTGGACTGCAGGTCGCTTCGCACGTCCGACACGTTACTGGCGATGTTTTGATTCAAGATGGTGACGTTGGACTGCACATCCGTCCTTAAATCGCTCACATTACTGGCGATGTTCTGGTTCAAGATGGTGACGTTACTCTGGAGATCCGTTCGAAGAATGGTGACGTTACTCTGGAGATCACTTCGCACGTCGGAGACGTTGCTCGCGATGTTTTGATTCAGGATGGTGACGTTACTCTGGAGATCGCTTCGCACGTCGGAGACGTTGCTCGCGATGTTCTGGTTCAGGATGGTGACGTTGGATTGTAAGTCACTTCGAAGGTCGGAGACGTTGCTCGCGATGTTTTGATTCAGGATGGTGACGTTGGACTGTACATCCGTCCTTAAATCACTCACATTACTGGCGATGTTCTGGTTCAGAATGCTCACGTTACTCTGGAGATCGGTTCGAAGGATGGCGACGTTCGACTGCAGATCCGACCGAACGTCCGACACGTTACTCGCGATGTTTTGATTGAGTATGGTGACGTTACTCTGGAGATCGCTTCGCACGTCCGACACGTTGCTCGCGATGTTTTGGTTCAGAATGCCCACGTTACTCTGAAGATCCGTTCGGAGAATGGTCACGTTGGACTGCAGGTCGCTTCGCACATCCGAAACGTTGCTCGCGATGTTTTGGTTCAGGATGGTGACGTTCGATTGTAAATCACTTCGAAGATCCGATTCGACGATGCTCACGTTGGATTGAAGGATGACCAAATTCGCGACGTTGGACATGAATTGTCCATCTCCGAAATAGTACCCACCGACCTCGATGTTCGACGTGGTCACGTTCACGCCCGTGGTGACGTTGGTGAAATAGATGGTCTGATCGGTATTCGCCCCGATCTCAGAAATCCCTTGGAGGGTTTGGGTGATGTTCGATAACAACCCACCGTCACCGTAATAGATGGACGCCGCGATCGATCCGTCGACGTCGATGACGTTGGATGCGAGATCGTTCATGATGACATTCGACCCGACGTTGATGCCGTGATCGACGTCAAGGTTCCCATACACGTGGACATTCATGGTTCTCGTCGTGTCCGGGGTGACGCCCGTCACGGAGTGGGCGAACGCCAACTCCTCGCTCGTCGCTTGGTACGCCATGATGACGTTCGCACCCGGACGTTTCATGCGAATCCCCAGATCGACCGACGTCAAGGTGTTGTTGTTTGCGAGATCGATGACGGTGTCGTTGACGATTAAGTCGGTCGTGCTCACCATCGTGGTCGCTCCTCGGACGTCAAGATTTCCCATGAAAACGGTGTTCGGTGCGGTGATTTCCAGGTTCGTGCCCGTGGATTCAATCTTGGGTGTCGTGACGTTGGATGTGAATATCCCGGTGTCCGCGAGAGATCGGATGGCGACCACGTCTCCACTGTGCGTGACGAATACGTTTTGTCCGACCGAGATGGCGTACGTGTCACTCACGGGATTGGTGTTGGCGACCCCGAATCCGTTCGATGTGAATATCGTCCCGTACACGTGCACGTTCAACTCCCTTGACGGATCGGGGGTGAGCGTGACACCGTGCGGACCGTCGTTTGTGTACGCGATGATGAATTCGCCGTCGGTGGTGTTGTACCCGAACGCGACGTTGGCACCCGGACCACCACACATGGCGATGACACTGGTGTCCTGTGAGCCCGGATTGCCTATGCCCAAGATGGGATCCTTGACGTAGACGTTTTCGGTGTCTAGGTATGTCACGTTTCCGAACACGTTCAGGTTCCCGTACACAGACGTGTTCCCGGTGAATTTATTAGTTCCGTCGAGGTTGATGTGCGTGCCCGGGGCGATGAACGTCGTCGCCTCCACGTTCGAGTCGACTTTGATATCACCGGACGCGTGGAGGGTGTAGTTCGTATCTGGGTCATCGTTCGCGATCCCGACGGTGGAATCGGTCACGAACGCGACGGTCGGGGATGTGAACCGCACGGTGTTCGTGGTCGCGTTTCCATCGCTCGTGACGTGTTGCAAATCGACGTTTGAAATCCCAGCGCCATCGCCCGTGATGATGCCCGTGAACACTGGATTGTCTATGGGCGCTTTGAGGAGTTCGAGCGACGTCACTCGAGACGCATTGCTGTCGAGTTCGTCGATCGTGGCGTTGAGTATGGTGACATTCGACGTGAGATCGGCTCGAAGGTTGCTCGTCTCGCTTTCCAACACCGTGACGCGACCGTCGATGGCGTAGACGTCGAGGCTCAGGTTTGTGATTCTGTTCGAGTTCGCGATGAGATTGGATTCGACGTTTGTCAGTCGGTAGTGGTTACTCGACAAATTGTCACTGTTCGTGGTGATCCTGAACGAGTTGTCTTGGAGCCATGTGTTGAGCAATGAAATCCTGGCGCTGTTGTCCGCGAGATTGCTCGATAAATTCGTGATCCGAACGCTGTTGTCGTCGAGCCATGTTTCGAGATTTGAAATCCGAGTCACGTTACTACTGTGATAGGACGCGAGCGTGTTCAAGAACGCGGCGTTGGACGCTTGGAGGTTGTACAACAGATTGAGTCGGATGACGTTGTCGTCGTGATACTGTTCGAGTGTCGAAAGCCGTTGGGCGTTGCTCGCGTGCACGTTCTCCAGATACGTCACTCGTGACGCGTTCGACGTGAGTTCGGTCTCGAGATCGCCGATGCGCGTGACGTTGGACAGGAAATCGTCGAGGTGTGCGACGTTGGTCAGCGTCGACCCTTCGCCGAAATACGCGTTCGCGTAGACGTCCCCGACCACGTTCATGGTCAACAGATTGGACGACGGCACGACGAATCTGTCCGTCGCCGTGTTCGACGTCAGGGCGATCGTGAGTTCATCGCGGTTTTCTAGGTATGCGAATCCCACGTTCTCACCCGGACGGTTCATGATGATCCCGACGTCGTACACGTACGCTTCTGAGTTGTTGTTCCCACCCAGTTCGAGGAGTGGATCCGTGATGCTCACGTTGTTGCTTCGCACGAACGTCGTGTCCCCGGTCGCCACCAAGTTGCCTTCGATCAACACCCCACCCCTCACGACGAACACGTTGACGTCGTCCGCGGTGGCACCGAACCCTACTTGCACCCGCGTCGCCGTGAGCGTATTCGAAACTTCCACGCCCAACGTCGTCACCGCCCCGTTGGACGTGACTTCTTGTAATCCTTGCGTTTGATTCACGGGAAACGACGCTTGAACGATCTCTTTCGTCGTTGGATTGTACCCGATTCCAACTGCGCTTCCCCCCTGACCTGCGGTGGGATCCAAGCGGATGGGTGCGACGTACAACCCGGAGTTCGCGGTGGTGATGTCGTCTGACGTGGCGTTGATCACGATGGTGTCCGTTGCCTGTACATCTGGTGTGAACTTGCCGAGGCGAATCTTCTGAGATCGCTCGACGCTCGGTAAATTCTTCACCATTTGACGTCTAATGTAAAGCCCTATTTTAATTCCGTTGCGCGATGACGGGACGGAACTGAGATAGAACTAAGTTACTAATTGGCGAAGCGTAGACCCGCACATCCTCGGTTGATAGTGAGCACGTTGAGATTGAGTGCCCAGATGGTGTCCGTGAGTGGGAGCGACTCCGACACGATTCTGAGACTCGACACCCGACTCGCGTTGAGTGATCCAGTGGGTTGGAACAAGTTCGTCGTGACACAAAACGGATACATGAAGATGTCCGGAGACGTCACGAAACTCGTGTGAAAATAGTGACTGACTTCGCAAAAGTGCGGTTTGCCCCATCGAAACGGGGTCACGTCGTTTCCATTGATTTGAATTTTGATACGATTGTTAATTTTTTTCAGTGGACTCGTCGCGCTCGTGTTCGAACTCGCGATGAATTTGATCGGGTGGTTGAACGTGAGATCGTGAATGAGTTCGCGCGAGGGAATGCTTTTTTGGACCTGGTAGATCAACATGTGTCGCGTGTTCGCGAGCGCCGCGCGTTCGTCGGCGTCGACGTAATAGAACTGCGAGTAGCACTCGAACTGCTTGCCCTCGGCGTCGGTGCCCCACTTGATGTATATCTCGACGTCTTGGAGCTGAATGCCCGCCAACGGAAGAGCCAGAGCGGGCGTCTCGCAGAAGAAGAAGCGCAAAGGAAAAAAGTACGAGCTCGACGAGGCGCCCGGGTGTGGACCGAGTGCCGATCGAGACGAGTTCCCGGCGAGCATGTCCACCGCCACGGTTTCCGACCACTCGCTGTACTGTCGATCGATGACTTCTCCACCGATTCGTAACTCGACGTACTCGATCAGGGTCGTCCAATCGCTCGAATCAAGGGCTTGGGTGCCGTTGTCGATCGAAAAGTACGTGTACCCCAAAAGATCGCCAGATTTTTCGATTTGAATCTTGGACAGACCGCCGTTTCTGATCGCGCCTTGAATGTAATTTTTTTCAATCGACTGTGAAAAGTTTGAATGTTTTCTCCAGACCTGATTAAAAAACGACACGCCTTCGGTACCTTCGGAGTGGATCCACTTGTCCTGCTGACCCACCGCCGTCAAAATGGTGACACCCGATGACATTTACAAGTAGCTCACAAATTTCTTTTCATGCAAACGAAGCGTACGACGAGAAAGTTGTCGCCGGTGTCCGATGAGTTTTTGATCGTGTTCCCGTCTTCGTCCATGATGGTCACTTGGAATCGGTCGATCGTTCTGATTGGGTCGATGTATTGGTTCACGATCGGGTAGTTATCTCTGAAGAGAATGAGTTGGTTCGCCGCGCCGTGCGTGGCGGATTCGGAGACGATGCTCGCGAATGCGTGTCTCACCTTGGACATCGATGCTTGCTCATCCAGTGATTTGAAAGCTCGGTCGTTGAAGAACGTGTCGAGTTCTTTGATGGACACGTAACAGTGTTCGACCGATGCGTTGGAGTGAATGTGTGCGGCGACGAGTCTGGCTTGAACCACGTTTCTCAACGGGGTCTGAAGAAAACACGTGAACGTGTTCGCGCTGGATTGTCCGACGCTGTCCAAAGTGATGGTGTGATATTCATATTGAAGATCCGGAGTCGAGGACTGGGGAGCGGTCACGAGAGCCATGTTACTATAGAGTGAGATAATTTAGTCCAAGATTTCATACGTCGCGGATTTGCGGACCCACTCTTGGTCACCACACAAACCGCCCGGGACGCCGCCTCGGCTGTACGCGGCACCCTTCTTGTGCCCCGGCGTGCATTCGACGTCTTGCTTGAGGTCCCAGAAGGTGCCCTCGAGGTCTTGCTTGATGACGATGGGTGCGCCGACGTACCCACTGGAGACCGTGCCTAAAACGAGGATCGCGATGATCAGGACGGCAATCCACGTGAGCGCCCTGCGGTTGGTAGTGTTGAGCTTGATCATTTGTACTATCATGAAATATATTTTTTCTAAAGTGCGTTAAAGCGCTCAGTATAGTTTCAACGAGAGTACTAGATCATGGGTGAAGAATTCGTCATCGATCGAGGTGACAATCCTTCGGTTATGAACTTAAGTGCCGACGAACAGCGCCTGATGGATGAAATCGAAATCACTCGATCTCGTCCGAATCGCATGCCCAAAAAACAAGCTCCGCGTCAGAAATACATGAACGACGACGACGACGACGACGACATCGAATTGGATGCCTTCATGAATCCCACGAAACAAGCCGCGCAGGTCCAACCGCCGGCGGTCGAGGAAGACATGGGGGACGAGTACGCGAACTATTCAGATGACGATGAATACGACGAAGACGTCCCCGTTCGACGCAACCCGCAGGCGTCGCAACAGCCTTCGAGTGGATTTTCGTCCATCGATGACGAAAAGTGTGACCTTCTGTCCAAGCTGCAGCGTCTCGGTCAAAAGAAGGGGGTGATCGTGAATAAGAGACTGAACGTGTACAGTTCGATTGAAGATTTGCGAACGGAATACAAGCGCGTGACGTACGGACTCGAGATCGAACAGTCCGTGAAGTTCAGTCGACGAGCGCTCGTCGCGTGCGTGACGGGGCTGGAGTGGTTGAACAAGAAGTACGACCCACTCTCGCTCGAATTGACGGGATGGTCAGAGACGATTATGGAATCTCTCGACGATTACGATCCGGTGTTGGAAGAGCTCGCGGTGAAGTACAAAAATTCAATGCAAATGGCGCCCGAGGTGAAATTGATCATGATGCTCGCAGGGTCTGGATTTGCGTTCCACTTGTCGAACTCCATGTTCAAGGCGTTGCCGAACATGACGGATGTTCTCAAACAAAATCCGGAACTGATGGGACAGATGTTCTCCGCGGTGCAAAAAACTCAAGCGGCGGGTGGTGCGCCGCCGCAGGGGGGCACTGGGTATGAGATGAAGGGACCGCAGATGGGCATTCCCGGACTCGACCTGTCGTCTCTCATGGGAGGCATCGCGATGCCTCCACCGCCGCCGATGTCCACCACGGTCGATCCCAGACCCGAACCAGAGGAGGATGAGATTTCGGACATCGTCTCCGAAGGGGAGTTCGGCGACGAGGACGGGGACGTCAAGGAGGTCGAACTTCCGAAAACCGCACCGAAGAGAAGAGGGGGAAGGAAGAAGAAGAATGAAATTAATCTCTGAGGCTAGTATTATATGGTAGCCTTCTGTCCACTCGACGAGGAAGACGCGCCTGACGTCAGGCGAGGTCCGATCGTCCGAGCTCAACCGAAGCCGAAGCAACCGCCTCGCGTGAGTGTCGGACGAGAGGAGAGCGAATGTAATTTCGCGGTACTCTTTTTCATCGTCGCCAGCATCGCTCTCATGCTGACCGATCAAGTCAAATAAAAAAAGCTTCACCCTGAATCGATCGTCTCGATTCACGATGTCGCCCTAGTACGTATAGCTTTGTACCGTTTTAGGATTAGAATTGTCATATTGGACGCTCGCGAGTTTTCCACTGGACACGCTCGAGTACAACTCCACGTGAATGTCGTACGAGTACTGCCTCGTCGACAGAATGTTCGAAGGCGCGAATCGAACCTTAGTCGCGGTGGTCGTGATGGTGGAGCTCCACGGGTAAGGATTCGCCGTTCCACCGAATATGTTCTTCGTCCCGACCGCGATGGGGATGGACGATTGATTCCCTAGCCCGTTCCCACCAGTCACCTCCAGAATCATGGTGTTGATGTAATCCCTGTTCGCCGAACTCACTTCTCTCAGCATGCACTTGATCTTGGCGTAGAAACTGCCGTTCCCAAAGTTCAGAATGACATCCTTCGCCACACCCGACCCGAGCGTGAATTTAGTGGAGTACCGTTTGCACGCCACGTTATCCCCTTCCGTGATGGATCCACCGACGACGTGGAGTGCGGCGAGGGGCGTGGCGATGCCCACACCGATGGCGCTCCCCAATTCAATCTTCCCACCGAACGAAATATCCGTGGTGACGTTTAACGACCCCTGAATGACGACGTTCGACCCCACGGGTTGCATGTATAAATCCCCATCCGTGCCCGAGAATATGTTCGAAAGTCCACCGGTGGTTACCATCTGTATGACGGCGTTCCCACTCGAGCGTTGGATTCGCGCGTCGCCGTCGTAGACTGTTAGTTTCGACGCGGGCGCATTCGTACCCAGACCAACGCGAGTGCCCGTGATCCACACCGCGTCCGTCTCCACGCTCGCATCGATCGAACCCAAAATCATCCCCGTGTTCGACCCAACGTTTCGGTATCCTCGCACGTACGCCCCGTACCCATCCTCGGTGATGAGCTGCATCCCCGTCTTCTTCAATCCCACACCCGATGGAGATTCGAGGCACAAGACATCGATGTCCCCCGTGACACCGGTGTACACGTGCACGTTCGACACGGGCAAGGAGGTCCCGAACCCCACGAGTGCGTTGGATTTGACACGCATCGCCTCGTTGCCACCACCAGCCACCAACATGAAATCGAAATCATTTCTGTTGACGATTTGGTTCAGAGATGCGACGTCGTCGGATTGTACGTACAAATCACCTCCGCATGAAAATCGACCGTTACTCACCGTCGAGTGCGTCACTCGCACACCACCTTGGACGTAGAGAGACGTTTCGTCGTCCGCGTCGTCTTCATCGTTTTCGTTGACGTTAATCATCACCCGACCACCGTTATCACCGCTCCCGGACACGGTCAAGATGGGTACGGTGGTGAACGTGCCGTATGGGTCATCTTGCACGATGTTATTGAACGTCGTCTCATCGGTGACCGTCTGTCTATAACACTCGAACAAGTGTCGACCTGCGACGTGTCGAATGTGATCCGACGTGTCGTTACCCTTGAACAGTAAAAGTTCGGATCGCCCCGACGTGTTGTACAGTCGTTCCTGCACGAACGCGTGTGGAAACGGATAGGCTTGATTTTGAATGTCCTCGAGACCGCTTCCGGGCGTGCCCACTCCCGAGAATTCGATCAAGTTCTTCACCTTCAAGTCGCCGTCGATCGTGAAATCTCTCGTCGTCACGTCCGTGCCGATGCCGACGTTACTCGTGATGCCGTCGATGAAGAACGCGGTCGCTTCGATGTTACTCACGGAATAGACGTTATTGGTGATTCTAAAATTTTTGTGTCGCTCGAGGACGTTCGACGTGTTCTCTACACCCACGGACCAACCACCGTACGCGCTCGCGCCGTTCCAAACGCTGTAGCTCGTGAACGCGTCGCCGGAATCTTCACGCACTTGCACGGTGACGATGGCGTCTTCGGTGTCGTCTTGATCGGTTGGGTTGAACACTAACAAACCATTCCCGATGTGATTCCTATTCCCGGACGCTCGAACGTCAACCTTGGACAGGGGGGTGTGCGTGCCGAAACCAACCTTGTTATCACCCCGAAGAGTCATGATGTTTTGACTGTCGTACGACCCGTTCGAGAGATTGATGTCCATGCGCGTTCGAGAGTCGTTACCCGCACCACCGTTTGCGTATCGACCCAACTGAAATTCAGCCTTCGCACCGAAGATCGTACCAAACCCTTGACGACATAAGTTCAGGGTCGATCGCATGACGTCGTCTTGGCTCATCGCGGCTGGGTTCGTCACCGTGAGTGGGGCGTCGGCGTGTACGAATGCATTTCGAAGGACGACTTGAGGATTTATGAACGCCGATCCGTTGGTTTGGAACAGGGCTTCGGGTGACGTGGACCCGATTCCGACCCGTCCAGTGTCCATGATCGTGATCCGCGGCGTACCGACCGTCGCCGCACTCGTGACACCGATGTTCAGGCTCTGCCCACTCCCAACCCTACTCTGAATGTGTCCACGACTCGTCGCCAGATCGGAATACATCTGCGTGGACACCGACCCACTCGTGAACTGCTGACCGGCGATGAACGCGTTCGATCCGGTGACCAACACGTTGCCACCACCAACGGTGACTTTTTCAACGGGCGCCGTGTTGGCGAGTCCGATGTTACCCGAAGAGGTTATGACTGCTCGTTCAGTGTTCTTGGTCTTGAAGACGATCTTCTGTGTCGCACTGTCGGCGTTGCTTCCCTTCACCTCTATCGCGGACACGTTGGATGTCACCGGACCGGATTTCATGATGAGATCCGTGAACGATGCGTCCGTGCCGAAATCATTCGCGTGGATGATGATCTGACCCGTGGAAAGTATGGATGCATTCGAATTCGCGTCGACACCCATCGTACCCCCCAAACGAATGTTGCCATCGATGTGCGCCTTTTCATCGCTCGTGTATCTTCCCACCGCGAGATTACTCATCGCCGATAATCTCGTCGACACCGTGTTCCCGTGACATTCGATCACGTTCGCCCCGACTTCATGTATGTGTACATTGCTCCCGATACAGAGCGTGTGTTGGGGATTCGTGTTCGCGATACCGACTCTGGTACCTACCACAAGAATGTCCGTCACCGTCTTCCCCGTGATGGTGATGACGTTCTCGGCGACGTCATCGATCACGATGTTCGAACCGAGTTCTAATGCATTTCCAATCACCAAATTTGTCACGTAGGCGTTTCCGTCTACGTGCAATTTCTCAACCGCGGTGTCGTGCGCCCAGATGTTACTCCCGATCGCAAAGTTATGATTCGGTGAGGTGTTCGCCGCCGCCAAAACGTTCGACGTAAAAAGACGACCTATGCAATACACATTGATCTCTTCGCTGGTTGGAATGATGTCCGTATCCAACGCACTCCGTTGCGTGCGTCCCATGACGAGACGCGGTGGGTCCGAACCGATCGAGTCGTGAACGTATCCAACCATCACGTTGCTCTCACCCGCCTGGTGGTAAATCACGGACGTGTCCAGTCCACTCGACCCACCGAAACCCATCTCGATCACGGCGTCCGTGATGGCTTGATTCTGGGCGATGCTGTACACGACGGACGACGAATCCGTGATCACGACGTTCCCGTTCACCACGAGGTCACCCGTGATCGTGAACTCGTTCGACACCGTCTGGACGTTCCCGTACAAAATCATGACTGGATCTCCGGTGTCGTTCAATTGAATGTTTGAACCGAAAGATAGACCATCGGTGGCTGTAATCTTTTGCACGATGACGTTCCCCTGGACGTCGAGGGCCGTCAAACCGTCGGCGTCGAAGGTGATCTTGCTCGCGGAAGAATCGGTGCCCACGACTAATCGATGATTTGAGGTGATGTTCTGTGCGCTCACGTTCCCGTTGGCGACTAAAAGATTCGTTGCACCCGGAACCGTGTCGATGAAAAATTCGTTGTTCGCCCCGACGTCAAGGGCGTGTGTCGGGTTGCTCGTCTCCACACCCAACTGCGATCCGACGAACGTTCTGTTGAAATATGCCGCTTTAGTCGGCACGGTCAACACCACGTCTTGATTATCGTCCATGTAAAGACTCGGCGTTGGTGTACCCATCTCGAAGGTGTGCACTGGATCGAGCACACCTGCGAGACCGATGTTGGCTGAAAGGACATTCGATGCCTCCAAGTCACCACAGATGATGTTGTCCACATTTTGCCCAGCCTCGACGTTCTGAGGGTCGAGTCGGGACACGAACACCTGTGAAAACTTACCGACCGAACCGACGAACGGCATGTGTCACTACTAGTACCTACGAAGAAAATCGTAACCCACACACTCCATCCTTGATGGTGAGGACATTCCACGACACCGCCATGACGGTCAGCGCCTGGTTTGACGGACGATTGACCCCCTTCTCGACACCGCGGAGGACGAGCTTGGCGGCATCGAGTCTGCTGAAATTCAGCGAACCGCTGCTCTTGTACTGTTCTGGATTCAGTGCGAAGTGGTAACTGAAATACCGCGTGTAAAACGGCACGTCGTTGTCTTCGTCAAACTGAATGATCCCATACGGGCAGTTGTAATACGTCTGAACGGTGTGAAAATACATGGGACTCATCTGTTCCACCAGTGGTTCGCCGTTGATGACGATGTCCGCGTTCAAGAACGTGAAGCGGTCGTTCTCTTCGTCGTTCGATAAAGTCTTGTACCCGAAGAACAAGCTCTTGACCGGGTGGTTCAGGAACGACAAATCGATCGTGTTGTTGCCACCGATCTCGAGCACGTTATTGGTGACCGTGGACAACACGTCCGAGGACAGCGACTGCACTTGGGTGATGATCAAATCCAACTGACGCGACACGAGATGTTGTCGCTCTTCTGTGTCCAAGAAGATGGCGTTGCAGTAGCATCGAGCCTTGCGCTCGTTCGCGGGGAGGGTCGACACGTACGCGTCGTCGAGGTTCACCCTGATTTCGACCTCGTGAAATTGCATCGCCACGAGGGGCAAAAATCCACCGTGCATTCCACCACAAAAGAAGAAATGAAGGGGAACGAAACCTTTCGTCGTCGACGACACCGGGTTGTTCATCTCTTGCGCTTGCGTCCACGTCGGGGACAGGTAAATTTGCCAGATGTCCGTCATGTATTCGTACGCGTGACTGTCGACTTTCACCCCACCGATGTACAAATCAATGGTCGATCCTTTGAACAGTTTAGTCGCGATGTCCGTGCCTTCGAACCAGACCGCGTTGATCAGATCGCCGACGATCGGAATCTTGATGCTCGTGTCGTGTTGCGTGATATCTTTGACGTATTTCGGGGTCTGCGCGAAGTTTGTGTGTCTCGAAAATTTCGATCGAAACGGACTGTGTGTCAAATCGTCGGTCAGCAAGTAGGTATCTTGAATGCCCTTACTGGCGAGACTGATGATCGACATCTCTTCTACTACAAAACTAGAAATTAAATGCAAATCCTTGCGGCACGTCGGGCTGTGGCTCTTCATGTTTCTTATCCTTCGTGCCGTGGATTTTGAACCCACCCGCGCGATACACCTTCATGCGTTTGTAAAACATCGACACCAACATGCTCCAGTCATCTCGCACGTCGTAGATGAACGGTGGATTTTGCTTACCCTTGGTCTCTCGCATGATACGACCTATGGATTGCGTGATGTCAGACTTCGGGGACGCGAGGAGCACGGTGTCGAGCGCTGGAATGTCCAACCCTTCGTGCGCTTGGGCGAACGTCGCGAAGATGATTTTCTGTTCACTCGACGCCTCGAGGTCGCGTTGTTTCATCCCCCCCATGTACAGACCCGATGTTTTCGGAAACGCCTGATGCAGGTATTCGCAGTGCCAGCGCCTGTCCGTGAGCACGAGCAAACGGCGGTTTCCCTTGGACGCCTCCTTGATCCACTTGACGAGGAACGCGTTTCGATCCTTCAGTTCCACGAGCATGGTGATCATGTTCGCGAGACAAATCTTCCCCTGTCGAGTCAACGGTGGTCCGTCTTTGTAGATCTCGTGCGTGAACGGGAGCGTGAACACCTCGACGTTGTCTTGATTTTTACGTTCGACTTGGAAGAAACACGGTCCCATGAAAAATTCCATGACTTTGCGAAGTCCATCTTTTCTGTCGGGTGTGGCTGACAGCCCGAACAAGTGTCGTGGGTTCATTTTGAATAACGCTCGACTGAACGATCGCGCGCATATGTGATGGCACTCGTCCACGATACACGTGCCGATGGAGGAGAAGTCTTCCGTCGAGTACTCCTTTTGACTGAGACTCTGTAACATGGCGATGACGAAATCCGCCTCGACGTCGAGTTTTGGACCTTGGACGACCCCGATCGTCGCCCCGGGGCAGAATTGTGCGATGCGTTCGCGCCACTGATCGGCGAGGAAGCTCTTGTGGACGACGATCATCGTGCGATATCCGAGTCGTGCGGCTATAGCCAGCGCGCACGTCGTCTTACCGTACCCACACGGTAAGCTGAGGAGCCCAGAAGAAGCTTTAATAGCTGCATTGACGGCGACGTTTTGGTGGGTTGCGTCTCGGAGGACTCCGATGAACGTGATCGGACATCGCTTCGGGGGGACGCGTTTGTCTTCGTTCGGGGGTCCAAATTTACTTTGGGCGTAACACTTGGGGACGCATATGCCACCTGTTTTTTTTGCCATGCGAAAAACTTTGAAAGGCGGTGCTGGAAAGCCTCCATAATCCTGATTGTCTGTGATCGGACGCACCGTGAGCTCTTTTTTTATGTCTGCGATCGGACCGTCGTACACTATGCACCCACTCGCCGTCAGTACAGTTCGAACCATACCCAAAGATATTTTCATTCTTTTATGCGTAAAAAATTGAAATTTCAAGTTTGACCCTAGCAGGCATCCACGTGGACGACCGGACGGGGTCGTCACAACTCGACGCTCATGACCACCGTCTCTGAAAATTTCGCCAACAGCCGGGCGTTCAAGAAGGCCGTCGCCGATGCCACGAAGTTTTCCACGGATGACTTTTCGTTTCTTCGAGCGTACTTCGAATCGGAAAAGCACAACCCATCTTTTGAATTCAAGTGGCTTGACAAACTCAGCAAGGGTGGTCTCTCGCGCAACCACGTTCTCTCTATCATATACGGAGGAGACTCCTCGCCGGCATCGACAAAGCGAAAACCTCGCGCGTCCCCGGGCGCGTCCCCGGGCGCGTCGCCGAGAAAACAACGGCGGACGCCGCCACCGAAAGATGCGAAACCCGACCCACAACCGGAGCCCGAACCAGAAACCCCAAAGGTCGCGAGAACGTCCACCAGGTCGTTCGCGATGACACCGCCCACGAAGAACCTTCGGCGTTCGAAGAAGGAGACGCGCGATGAAGAACTGTCCGACGACGAAGACGAGTCTGAGTCGTCCGAGTCGTCCGACGAAGAAGACGAGTGTGAAAAGTAAATAATTTTTGATATTAAAGAATACTGTCATATGTAACTCACAAGCACCATGGTGACCATGAACGTTGACGAAAACATTAAGAAGATTATCGAAGCGATCAATGGTTTGACCGCGGAGATTTACCGCCTCGAGGGATCCCTTCGAGTCTTCAAGGAGTTCGAATCGAAGGGTTTGAAGGAGGTCGACTTGCCGGACGCCCCGCGGGACGACGACGCGATTGTGTTGAAGAACCCCGAGCTCGTCACCGAGTCTTTGCCCGAAGCGTCCATGTAAATCTTCGGCGCCTCCAGGACGGTAACTTCGTACGTCGACGGCACGACAGTCGGTCGAACTTCGACGACCCTACAGTAGTCAATGCCTACGTAGGGTGGTTGAATCATCGCGGGTTTGCACAGCAAAAGAAACATGTCGCGTACAGTAGATGAAGATATTAGCCATCGATGTCGGATATCACAACATGGGGGTATGCTTCGCCGATTGTAGTTCCAGTGTCAAGGTTGAAATGATAAAAAAAGTATCCTTGGAAGATTTCAAATTTTCGACCGACTCGAACGAACTCGTCGACCTCGTCCCGGCGTTCTGTGAAGCGCACGAAATCCTGTTCGAGACCGCGGACGTCGTGCTCGTCGAGCGTCAACCACCGCAAGGTCTGAAAGCGATCGAGGTGTTGATCCACTACATGTACAAACCCAAAGTCGTGCTGGTGTCCCCGAATTCTCTGCACGCCCACTTCGGTATGGCACACCTGAACTACGACGAACGTAAGGTTAGGGTTGAGAAAATCGCATCACATTACATCCAACATCTCGAGTGTCCTTGGGAACGCAAACACGACATCGCGGACGCCGTGTGCATGATCGTGTATTATCACTTCAGAAACAGCGTGCACATCTTCGACCGGTTCAGGTTTCTCCCCGCGCATCTGCGCCCTAGCACACCACACCCAACGAAAGGTCGATTATAATCCACTTAGAAGATACAGGAAAAGTCAAAGAATCATGAAGGTCATCTTCGCCTTTCCCGGAAGCACGTTTTCGGGTGATTTTCTAAAGAATTGGTCCGACACGATCGTGTATCTCACATCGCATGGCTACCAGATCTCGATGATCAACGCCCAAAGTTCGTTCGTCCCGTTCTGTCGAATGAAGACGCTCGGGTTGAACGTCCTCCGAGGACGCGATCAGCTCCCCTTCAACGGCATGGAATTCGACGTGTGGATGACGATCGACTCGGACATCATGTTCACCCCGCAACAAGTGGAAACCATGCTCGAGAACACGAAGAAATATCCAGTCGTGTGTGGACCTTACATCATGCACGATAACGCCCACGCGGCTGTGGTGAAAGACTGGGACATGGAAAAGATGGGCAAGGACGGGACGTTTCAATTCTTAACGAGACGAGACCTTGACGACTCGACCGAGCGGTTCATGAAAGTGTCGTACGCGGGGATGGGGTTTTTCGCGGTTCGTCGAGAGGTTTTTCACAGTCCGACATTAACCTACCCATACTTTCACCGACCTTTGATCGACTTCACGTCAGATAAGGGTATTCACTGTCAAGATATGTCATCCGAGGACGTGGCATTTTGCTTAAATCTCGCCGACGCCGGGTTTGGTATTTTCGTGGACACGCAAACAAGGGTTGGACACTTCAAATCGGTGACCCTCACATGTTGACGCACCCATGCACGTTCCGACGTGCGGACACTGCACAGATTACAAAGACGCTCTTCGGGTAGACCACCCTGCGTGTCTCCACACCCACATTGGCGCATGCAAGTTGAGACCCTTCGAACTCTTGTTCGAAGCCTTCCGTGCACCAAAGTGTTTTCATTATCTACGTTCTGGACATATCGATATGGGATTAAAAAGATTTAATTACGAGCTGCATACACGTCGCGCTGCCGCCACATAACCCCATAGTCATTGGTCCCTGGCATGTCGCCGTTATCCGCACCCTTGGCACCGTTGTACTTACACTTGACGAACGCGACGCCTCCAAAGTGGACGTGTTCGTCGCTTCCATGCAACCCGACCATCACGCGCGTTGGGTGGGCTCGGAGATAGTCCACCGCGGCGTTCATGTACGCCCCCGGTCCCGTGGGATAGAGACAGTCGAGTCCGTAATGATCTCGGTCGACGTTCCACAATATGAGATCGATCATTTTTTTTGAAATAGCATGCGCTGGCACTGACCCTATGAACGCGGTGTACAAACACATCTGATTCGGTGGACAATCCGTGCTCGTGTAGTATTCTTTGATCCCGTTGTTATAAAAAACATCGAGGGATTCCAAACACACCTGACGAAGATCGCTGTACCACCCGCCCTCGGTGTGCATGATGAGATGGCGCATGAGGTCACATTTGTATGAATAGGGTTTCAAGCGATTGTACGCCTCGAGCACGCGATCGTCGTAGTTGTCTTTGATGTATTGCACGCAATCGTTGCCCGAATACATTTTGATTTTGAATCCTGGATTCTTGCGGTACCACGTCTCGAGGGCGCGTTTCAGCCCGTCCGGAAATGTAGGCATCTTACCCCCATCGACGATGCACACCTTGTGGATTACCTTAGGTATCATGACTGACTTAAACAACTCCATACCTTTTAAGTTACATCATGACAGTCGTCGATTGTTTCACGTTTTACAACGAACTCGAACTCCTTCGAAAGAGGTTGGAGTATTTGTCACCGAAGGTCGATAAGTTCGTCCTCGTGGAATCGACAAAGACGTTCCGTGGAAACGACAAGCCGTTGTTCTACGCCGAACACAAGGACGAGTTCGAGGCATGGGCGGACAAGATCGTACACGTCGTCGTCGAGGACAGTCCCGAAGGTGACGATCCGTGGGCGCGCGAGAAGCACCAGAGAAATTGCATCACGCGGGGCTTGGATCAACTCGACCTGGAACCGGACGATTTCGTCATGATCGGCGACGTCGACGAAATTCCAAACGTCGATTGGGTGGGTGCCATGCCCGACGGCGCGGTCGTCGTCACCGCACACATGTGGGCGTTCGAATACAGTCTCAAATGGATGCAAGTCGTCGAACCGTGGTTCGGCACGGTCATGGCGCGGTACAAATTGTTCGCCGAAGACGAGCGCGTGGTGCCGCAGTTTTTCCGCGACAAGCGTTGGTCGTTCCCCTACGCACAAAACGCGGGGTGGCACTTCTCGTCCTTCGGGTCGACCGATCACGTGTTCAACAAGATCAACAACTTCAGTCACTGTCACGACGAGAGCGTGGCACCGGTGACGCTCGAACAATTCGCCGATCACTACGAAAATGGACGCTCGACCGATGGACGGTTTCATCACCAACCCACGCCCGAGAGCGTCATCGAAAAAATGCCCGACGTGTTAAAGACTTGGAGTGAGTATTGAGCAAATGAAGGTGCTCGTGTTGGGTTCGAGAGGCGTCGTGGGCAAAGGGTTGGTGCGCGCACTGGATGCGGCTGGACACGAGGTGGTGGAGTGGGACATCAAGATCGACGACGCACACGACCTTCGTCGCGAGGCGTGTGTGTCACACCTGCGCTCGGTCGCGGACGCGTGTGATTTCACGTTCTTCCTGGCGTACGACGTGGGTGGAGCGAAATACCTGACGAAACCGTCGACTGAATTTTTGGATAACAACGTGAAGCTCATGACCAACACATTCCGCGCGCTGGAGGGCACCAGGTTCGCGTTCGCGTCGACGCAGATGTGGAACATGGATCATCCGTACGGCACGTTGAAGCATTTGGGTGAACACTACACCCGACTGCTCGATGGGATTTCCGTGCGACTTTGGAACGTGTACGGGTACGAAGAGGTGTCGGAGAAGTCGCACGTCATCGCCGATTTCATACACAAGTTCAAGACGACCGGAAAGATCGAGCTGTTGACGAACGGACAGGAGGTTCGCCAATTCCTGCACACGGACGATTGTGGACGGTGTCTCGTCGCGATCGCGGAAAATTTTAAAGAGATCAAGTCGACTCGGCGGCATCACGTGGACGTCAGTTCGTTCGAATGGATCACGATATTGGATCTCGCGAGAATGATCACGCCCAAGAGTTTCGTTCGGAGTTTCAGCGATCCGACGCACACGTTGCGTGAGGATCCTGATCGATTCATACTCAACTACTGTTATCCTCACATCGCATTAAAGGATGGAATCGATGGGATGATAGATGAATACGATCGTCGACACAACGCTTCACGGTGATGGCGATAGCGATCGTCACCTGACCACGTTATTCGGCATGGTCCTCGGACAGCGCCCGAAGCGCATTCTCGAGTTGGGCGTTCGAGGCGGAAGCACGACGCTTCCACTCTTGATGGCGGCGAAGGCGGTCGGGGCGACGCTCGTGAGCGTGGACGTTCAACCGACCGCATTCGAGTGTCCCGAGGACTTGCGACCACACTGGGAGTTCGTGCAGATGGACGCGTTGGTGTATTTGGAGCAGTTGGATAAATCAATCGTCCAGGATTTCGTGTACGTGGACGATTGGCATTCCTATCCACACGTGGCGAAGGAGTTGGCGCTGTTGGATCAGTGCGTGACACCGTCGAGTGTGATCGTGTTACACGACTGCATGTACGGCACGGCACCGTTCTATCACAGCGATCTCACGCCAAACGCCGGTTCACAATGGGCGGGTGGTGGTCCGTATCGGGCGGTCGCCGAACTGAACCCACAGTTCTGGGAGTTCGCGACTCTACCGTGGAACAATGGGTTGACGATTTTACGCAAAAAGTATTCGACTAGATATCACAAGGTTTAATCAATTCCATACGAAATGAATCTCACAATGTCCATACACCGCCGCCGTGTAGCCGAACGTGGAGAACCCAACCAAGTCTTTGGGTGACCCAGCGGTGACACACACCGTCGTGCACTGCGAAAGCAAAAACCAATCCACGTACGCGTGCGTGGCGTCTTTGACCTCCTTGAACTCGCGAGACGCGATCACGATCTCGGGCACGTCGTAGGTCCGGATCTTCGTCGGGTATTTTTCAGCGAGGTGCGTCTTCAGTTCCAGACTGTCACTCGCGAGGAAGATGGGTTCGTCGGACCGTTCGATGATGTCGATGAATTTTTGGAGTCCGTCGTCGCTACACATGAGCATCGGGGTTTTCTTATCGATGTCTTCGGCGTTCCCCACGTGTTTCGAGTCGGTGCCGTAGGCGGCGCGACGGATGTGCATACCCAAACGACAACCGTGCACGTTCGCGTCCACGATCTCTTTCACGCGCGGTGGCGGTCGTACGAACTCTCGAATGATAGGATGCACGTGTTTCATGGTGAACGGGTTCATGAAAATCTGACCCGTGTACGAGCGTTCGTTCGGGTCGTCGTCGACGATGAATCCTTCGACGCAGTCAATGGGTTCGGGCAGGTACACTTCTCGGTTCGGGTGTTGATATTTGAAATCCGCGAGCATGATGAGGATGTTTCCGAATCCCTGTTTCGCACAGGCGTCGAGGTTGAATTTCATCTACGATGGCTCGTCAAAAAAATATGTTTCAATATTACACAGAAGGAACCGAGATCATGGGTTCTAAAAAACCAATGTTACCCCCTGGATATACAGCAGTTCCTACAACGACTCCCATGATGCAGAAGGCACTGAACAACGCCAAGAAGATCGCGTCCGGTAAGGCTACTTTGGAGATGTCCTACGGCGCGATCGGGTTGGTGTGCTTGATGGCGTTCGCGTACATGGTGATCTCCAGCATCGGTGTCGACACGTACTTGAAGTGTGACACCGTCAAGGGTCAAAAGACGTACGACAACCTGTACAAATTTTTGAGTCACACGCTGACGATCGCCATTACCATTCCGTTCACCCTCTTCCTCGGACGCATGTTCAAGAGTGATTTGGGTCTCTGGATGACGTTCTTCGGTCTCATGGGCGTCGTCGGTGCGTCGATGGTCGTGTCACTGACCAATAAGTGCAAGAACTCTAAAAAGTCCAACAGGCAGTTTTCTTATTTCGCCCTCCCCATGTTCATTTTGAGTTTACTCATCGGTGGGTTCATGATCACCAAGAAGCCGAAGATCATGCCCGTGGCGCCGGCGATGTCCACGTTCTAATTTCTCACACACCAGGTAAGGGGATGACGATAGTCGAATCCACATACGTGCTGTGTTGCATGTTCGCACACGCCCTCAAACGCACGGGGCGGATGAGCGTTGAAGAAAAGATCAAAATCCTTCAGGTCATCTGCCACCTCGCCGCGAATCCCCATACCGGAGTCGTTCTCGATCGCGATGGTAGACCGCGGTTATCACGTACAACTGAAGAAGAAGCGCAGCTCCCGAATACATGGCAGACGCGTTTGCGCCTTTCCGCGCCTGATACACCAACCACATGAGGGACGCCAACACCCCCAAGTACAAATCGGGTAAATCCGCTGGCGCGTGTTCTTTTCTGAGACTGGTGAACATCTGGTACACCCCTATGCCCACCGCACCGACGACGAGAGCGCGATCCATGTGGGCAATTATAATATCTGGTAAGAATATAAATGAAGCTCGAAGAAATCCTCGAACGATTTTCCCAGACTGGTGCGGAGGCGAAGAAGATCACGGACACCGTCGACCGGATTCGTAAAGTGTACTTGGCGGATGGTCTCACGAAGGAAGACGTTCCGGGCATTCTCGCCGAACTCATGCGCCTATCGTCGTCGTTGAAGAAAGGTGCCGCGGGGTTGGACGGTCCGCAGAAGAAGAAGCTGGTGACGCAACTTTTGTTCTTCCTCATCGAGGAAATCGACTCCGGCGACGAAGACAGTGAGCGCGAGATTGTGTTGAAAAACATGGTGGGTCCGATGATCGATGGTATGGCGATGTTGCTCAAGGTTAAAAACGTGTGTTCATGCTTTGGTAAGTGAGCGATGTTTCCTAATTTGCAAACAATGGTCGACTACGGTGTTTTTACAATCGCACAATTGATCAGATTCTCTAACGGCGAGTTACGACCACGAAAGGTTCGTCCACTCAGCGAATGCACTACGTGCGCGTTCGTCTACGAGGGTGTGTCGTGTAACAATTGTCACGCGGGGTTGATGATCAGACCCAGTGCCGATCCAAGATCGGTGTGAGACCTCGGCAGCGGCTTCGACCGCTTCAACTTCAATTTAGGCGTCAACGATTCGTTTTGAACATTCGTCTCCTTTATTTCCTCCAATTTCTTATCATTGGTGGCAATAGATGACACGGGTACCGTCTTCACGCCTTTATCGACGATGTCTTCGGTGGGTACGTCTTTCGCGAGCCCCTTCGACGCGTCGCACATTAGACCACGTCGAAACTCGTCGATCGTCATGTCACCACCGAACACGTTCAGCACGTAACGACTCGGCGCCTTTTCTATCGGTGAAAACTCATCGTACATGCGCTTCCGCATCAGGAGAATGTTGGAACAGATGGCACCACCCTTGTGGACCCCGTACTTTTCCAATGCGAAACTTTTCATGCACGACCACGAACAGAAATTCCCGGTAGTCTGGAATGTCTTCTTTCCAGCGTCGTACGCGTACGGCATTTCCAAACGATGTGTTTCGAAATCATGACAGCACCACCAGCAGTACATTCTTCTATAACACACAAAAATGTTCTTTAATAGTACATGAAGAATCGAACACAGGTTGTCATTGCCATTGGAGTCATCGTCGCCTTGTACCTCTGGTATGGACGAGAAAAGTACGAGTCTGAACAAGAGGAAAAGGTCAAGGAGGCGGCGAAGGAGAAAGAGATGACCCAGGAAGAGTTAGATGCCGTGATTAAATTTATCAAGAAGTAAGAATGGGTAATCTTTATTACATCTACGGCATGCCCGTGTACGTCGTGAAATTGTCAGGTGATTCACAGAAACACATACTCGAAGACGTGACAACTTTTCTCGAAAAAAATCAACTCAAGGTTGGCTCAGAAGACGACTGGAACTGCCTCACCTCGTCCAAGCACGCACTGGAAGGTCCAGGGTGTGTTGAAGACGTGCTCGAGACAGACGCTCGCTTAGATTTTGAATCGACGCGACTTCGACGGGAGCTGGATACACAGCTGCAACATTTCATGAGCGCGTTGGGTGTGAACGAACACGTGCCCATGACCGTGGGTAAAGACATTTGGCTGAACGTCTACAAGACAGGTCATTATCAAGACCCACATGTACACGTCGAGGACGGCGTTCCGTGTGTTTTTAGTTTTTCGTACTTTGCCAAATTCAATGCATGCACCGACGCCCCGTTCGTGTTCATGAACCCGCTCCCACAGGTCCCGTGTGCAATACTCGAAAGATCCAACATGTCTTTTTCACGAGAATTTGCACCACCGACCGAACAGGGACATTTGTTCATCTTCCCGAGTTTTTTTCCACACAGGGTTGGTGTTCAGCTCATGGATACGGACAGGACAACCGTGGCTGGTAATTTTTATCGAAACATACACTAGGATGCCACCGCGTTACTCTATTGCGGGACTCTACGGAACCAACCCTGATAACACAGGTGAAACCCGTGGATGCGCTGGGGCGAAGGATGGTAGTATACAGGATCCAAATTTCAGAGGTCATTGTAGGGGTAGTTTTGTCATCGGCTCACACAAACCAAAGAAATGCTGCAAGAAAAAGACCCGATTCCACTGCATTGACGGGTGCAGTGGTAACATCGAATACAAAGATGGTACTCGTGGACACCCATGTGAAGGTGCGCAGCATATTGAACAGATTCCCATTAACATTAGTGGACACGATTTGACGGGTGGTCTCAGAGGAGATTTCGGCAACCCAGAAGGCGCCGTATGGTGCCGCTGGGATTCCATCTCAGCGCAGACACTCAAAGACATGTCCGGAAAAGATAGATACACGACCGGCGGGATCAAGAATTATTCGACGTGGGATCAACTCGTCATTGGTCTCAAAAAAGGTTCGTACAACGGTGAAAACACGGGGTTCTGCGAAGACGCGAATAACATTCGAGAAGTCGTACACAGAGATGGAAGTACGTGTTATGATGTCATCGCACGGAAAGTAAACGAAGCCGCGGCGAAGCAAAAGGCAACGACGTATTGCGAACAGAATCTCTCACAGATCAAGACCGATGAATGTAGCAGCGATAAATTGGGTGGTGATAAGTTCGATAGTCTCGTAAAACAATATTGCGAAACTTCGGGCGGCATGAGTGATGATTGGTGTGCGTGTTACAATGCATGGAAAGGCAAGTGTAACAAACCAGACGCCGATAAGTATGCCGGATGTGCGACCGTCAACAACGCACACAATTTGCTCATTAATGACATACCTTCAGACTCACTTTCGGGAGGTACACGCACACAACTCGAAGAGCGCAAACATTGTCGCGCTAAAATTTGTGATAACCCCGACGTGTGGCAACCACCAAATGTCATGGACAACTGCAATCTGAATTTACAGGTGTGCATACAAGACGTGAAAGTCGCGGGTCATTTAGTAGACAGTGGAATCGAAGTGAAGTGTGATAACACCCAAAATGTCGGTGGAAGCGATGAAAGCACCGAGATCGACGGTGGTACCGAAACGAGAACCGGTGGTGGCGGTGGCGGCGGTGGTGGTGGCGGTGGCGGTGGCGGTGGCAGTGGCGGTGGCAGTGGCGGTGGCAGTGGC